ACAGTGGTAGACGAATTTTTAATCGCCAATCATGGTAATAGATTAGTTACATTTGCATATCCTAACGATATTAAAAAATATATTACCACAATAATAAAAAGCAAACCTTTGATTAAACAAAATATTATAATTGACAGTGGAGCTTTTAGTGTATGGAATAAGGGTGATTATATTAATTTGCAAGATTATATAGATTTCTTGATACAATTCAAAAAAAAATATTCTCATTATTTCAATGTTATGCGATTTGTAACTTTAGATGTGATTCCAGGCGAAAAGAATAAAGTTCCAACAAATAAACAAAGAGAAGATGCTGCTAAAAAAGGATTAGATAATTTATATGCGATGTTAAGAACATTCAAATACGATGAATTGATTCATGTCTATCATATGTACGAAAATTATAAATACATAGATAAGATATTGGAAAATATTGATTACATAGGAATTTCTCCTGCAAACGATGCGACAAGCAGAACAAAAAAGAATTGGCTGACTGAGGTATTTGATTATTTACCTATCGTAAAGACGCATGGTTTTGCCGTAACAGCGTTAGGCTTAATGAAAGAGTTTCCGTGGCATAGCGTAGATAGCACATCGTTTATATTATCCGCTGCTATGGGCAGCATAATGACAAAATGGGGCAATTTCAATATCAGCATCGAAAGCGGTAAAAGTGTATTAAATGCAGATCCCGCAGTGCAGCAGGGTATTAAAAAATATATAAAAGAAATGGGCATGAACTACGACGACCTATATGTTGATTATAAAAGCAGATACAGATTCAATGCCTTATATATGATAAATTTACAGAAACAATTAAATGAAAGCGGCAAAAGTATTATGCAAAAGTATACTAAAAGTCAATTAAACATATTTTAAAGAGCAGACGCCATGAATAAAAAAGTTATATTATCACAAAGAAAAGTAAGAGAAATAAATCGTAAAAATGCACATGGTAAGAAGTGGGCTCATAAAAACGGCAATGAAATCAACTCAGATTATATAGTTAAGTGTTACGATTTATATAAACAAGGTAGGATGACTACAAGACAACTGTTTGGATGTTTTCCTGGCAGAACTATGAAAGCAATAGAATCAAAAGTATGGAAGATAAGAGGAAGGGCGGAAATCGATGAATATTATGATCCTAACCAAACAGATATATTTACTAAATTATTAACATAATGAATTATAAACACAAACCAAAGGTATCTAATGAAGCACCCATGTCCAATGTGCGGGGAGACGAAAACAAGAGAAGATGAAGAAATAGAAAACAGAGAGTATGCAGGAAAGATAAACGAAGCATTCATAAAAGGTCGTAGAAGCATAAATCATCTATCAACCAGAGAGAATGAAGTGATAGATTGTATACTTGATCTTGAGATGAGCTTTGATGAAGCTGCTGAAAACTTCGGTATCCCTAAAAAACAAATCTATACTTATTGGCAAAGAGGAATAAAAAAGATAGAAAACCTGTAACTGTTAAATTCAACAATATGTTCATTTAGAGCAATATTTTCATTATTTTGTAATACTATTTACTTTATAGAGGGGTTAGTTGTTTTCCTCACACCGTCAAAACCTAATTAAAGCGACTTATGAGCAGGGGCGGCAAAAGAAAAAACAACTCAATTTCATTCTCGAGTTTGAATATTGAAAGAAAATACTATATATGTCTGATGTTGAAAAACAACGTGCAAACAACGGCAAGATAACTGGTGGTGTTACTGGCAAGGGTTTTGTAGCAGGTCAATCCGGTAATCCTAAAGGCAGACCTAAAAAAGGGTTTGCTATCGCTGACATATTAAATGCCAAGAGCGAGGAAATAGATGAAGTTACAGGTGAGTCCATGAGAGAGAAGATGCTGCATAAGGTATACGCATTGGCTACATCTAATAAACCTGAACGCTGGGCAGTAGAATTTATTGCAGATAGAACGGAGGGTAAAGCCGTTGAACGTATAGACCAGACCTTAAAGCATGAGCCTATTAGAGTATTTGACTTTGACGATTGAAGTGGCAAAGGGGACAGACCAGGAGGGAAATATTAAAGGACCAATCCAGGTTCAAAGTAATCGTAGCTGGGAGAAGATGGGGCAAGACCGTTTTAGCGTTAATGTGGCTATGTTCGGATTTAATTCGCCCAGGGGAATCGAAGTGGTTTATAGCACCGACTTACAGACAGGGCAAAATGATAGCCTTCCCTATTTTACGTCAACTCTTTCGAGGTTATGGCAAGATCAACGAGTCAGAGTTAAAGGTTACTTTGCCCAATGAAGCAGAAATATGTATTAAGGGTGCGGATAATGAGGACTCATTAAGGGGTGTGGGGTTAGGTATGGAAGGCAGCAACGCTGTAGTGTTAGATGAATACGCTTATATGAAGCCACACGTCTGGCAGGAGATTATCTTACCGATGTTAGCCATAAGCGAAGGCAAGGCGATGTTTATCGGTACGCCAAACGGATACAATGTAATGTACGATCTGTATCTAAAAGGGCAAACTGATCCCGAATGGAAGTCATGGCAGTTTAAAACTATTGAAGGCGGCTTTGTTTCTGAAGATGAAATAGATAGGTTAAAGTCCAATATGGATGGGAGGCTTTACCGTCAGGAAATGGAGGGTTCTTTTGAAACTACTGGCAATCGAGCCGCCTACAACTTCGATAGAGACGTACATATTAAGAAAGCCGATACATTAACAAGCAACAGATTTATCGGAATGGATTTTAATGTGGACTATATGAGTGCCGTATTTGCTTGTGAATACACCGATGGAACAGTTCACTATTTCGATGAGATAAGACAGTCCAATTCTAACACAGAAGCAATGGCTAAAGAGATGAAAAAGAAATGGGGACTGCATCCGACGTTTCCCGATCCAGCTGGCAGAGCCAGATCAACAACAAGCAACCGTTCAGATCATGCCATATTAAAAGAATTCGGCTTTCCTGTTTTCGCAAGAAGAGCTCATCCTGCTGTAAAGGATAGGTTAGCGTGTTTGAATAAGAAGCTGCTTGATGCCAAAGATAAGGTAGGAATAACAGTTGATCCGAAATGTAAGCATCTGATTAAAGATTTAGAACAATGCCAAAGAGACAAGAAGGGCGGGATAGATAAGAGCAACCAGGAACTCTCCCACATGGTCGATGCCTGTAGTTATTTATTAGAAATGAAATTCCCAATAGTACAGAAGATTGGTGCATCTGTTTTATGGAATTGATATTAGGCTTTTCTTTAGTAATTAATTTATTATTTGCAGGGATGTTTTTATTAGGACATCGTTTAAATAAAAGAAAAGAACAGGAAGTTGAAAAGGAGATAGAGAGGGCAGTTGAAAAATTCAGTAAACAATATTATGATTTATTTAAGGATTGGATGACTCATGCGTAGTGTCAATACAGTAGTAATTCCCGAGTTATCGGAAAATTTGATAATACAATCAATAAGAACAGCCCATGAAGATATATTACAAAGAGAAACAGCTGAACGTGGGACAGCAATGGACTTCTATTATCATCATGACGTGGACAAACATATAGATGAATGGTTTTCAAAATCTACATTAGAACAGATACCGAGTTTTCCACAGCGTATTGTTCCTCGGTTTGCACGTGCCAGAATGATGCTATATAAGAATCCTCCAAAGCGAATGATTAACGGTGAAGTGAATGATGACTACAATGAGGCTGCATACGGATTAGACAGAAAGATTCGTGAGTTCGCAGAATTAGCGTGGCTAACAGGTAACATGGCGATACGTACCAAATACAATGACAGGCATCAACGATTAGAATATGATTTGATTCCTTTTTATAAGAAATATTACATCGAAGGCGAATCAGAACCATTTGGAGTTAGTTATGAAATAGGAAGGGATAATATTAACAACCGTATTTTCGTATTCTTTTCAGAAGCAAGAGATGGACAACCTGGTCAGCATTGGAGATTTACACAAGGAGGGAAAGTTTTACCTGTAAATGAAGACAACGTATCTCCTTATGATACCTTGCCTGTCTCATTTGCTGATTATAATACTAATGCTTACGATGTTGTCAGAGCAGCAGTTCATTTGGGTATAGCATATACAGAAATCGCTTTAGCCACGAGGTTTGCATTTGGACAGCCGGTGATAAGCGGCATTGATGAAGGGTCGCAGATCAAATTAGGCATAGACAAAGTAATGATATTAAGCGAGGGTGCGGATTTCAACTTTAAAGGCGTTCCTGGAAACCTATTGCAGATGATCGAAGCGGCTAAAGCAATAGCCAATCAGACAGCAATCAATCATCATTTAAGAATTAAGTGGGACGATTCAGGCAACCCAGCAAGTGGAGAAGCTTTGAGGCTTATGGAGATTGAGAATTTAGAAGCACGTATAAGCGATATACCGTTATGGAGAGAATGGGAACATCAAAGATATACAGTAGATCGTGAAGTATGGAGGGCTCATACAGGGAAAGATTTCGGTGAGAATTACAGCGTAGACTTTGCCGAAGTAGAATTTCCGTTAAGCCCACAAGAAGAACGTGCAGCATTGGATTGGAAATTAGATAAAGGATTAATAAATAGAGAAGATTTGGTACGTCATTTCAATCCAGATATAAGCGATGAAGATTTACAAACCATGCTAAACAGAGTAGATGAGAGCAAGAAATTAGAAGCTGAAGCAACACAGCCAACTCAACCAACATTTGAAGGATTAAGAAAACTTGGCACAGTTGGTACATAATTATCTTGATAAGCTGGACAGTTTACAGGATGAGGTCATTAGCCATGCAGAAAACATATTACCAGCCATTGACATGGATGATCTATTAAAAGACCCTGAAGGCTACTTGTTGGCTCTTGCAGATGCGTTCCTGAACGAACATATAGATGAAATAGATAAAGCTTACAATGAAGGCGTGAAATTTGCTGAAAAGATTTTAAAGAAATCATGATAACTGTAGAAATGGATTTCGACCTCGGGAAAATCAATCTTGACTTTCATAAAGTCTTAAATAAAATAGGAGATATTATAAAGAAAGATCATTTTAGGAGATTGAATGTAGGCGAAGGTATTAAAGGTCCAATGAAAAAATTAGAGACTTCTACAATGAACGCTAAAGGTTCAAATCTGATTTTAGTTAATACAGGGAAGATGAGAAAGCTAAACCTAAAACCAGCTACTAAACAAAATCAAACAGTTGAAATTTTTCCAGGAGACAAACTAAAATACAAAGGAACGAAAGTAACTATGGCTGACGTAGGTGCATTTCATCAAGAAGGTGACGGTGTACCGAAACGTGAATGGTTTGGAATTACACAGAAAGTAGAAAAAGATATTACCACAATGATTGAAGGATTAGCAGAGG